ACATAGCACGGGTTGGTAACTGAGCTACTCCGCTCATCCGTGGAGCTTCTTGAGCCATAATGTCATCAGCCACACTAGACTGTGAAGCTTGCGCTGGCATCGCCCGCATTAGAGTTTGACGGCGTTGGATCTCCGCTAAAGCCAAAAACTGAGGAACCATGCTATTGGGATTCTTAGCATAGTCAATTAACTTAGCTTGTGGGACATCCTTTAACTGTTCGGAGAGTTGTGCAATGTTCATGCTTGCCCTACCAATCTATGAAGTTGAATATCTGCTAGACCGCTTTTCTTTTCAGGATCTTTAATTGAACCGCCTTTTTTCTTCATTAATCCATATAGTCCAGCGGCAGAAGTTCCAGCGCCAGCAATCTGAGAAATAATGTTTGGAGCGGCCTGATAAGTCTGAGTGGTTGTTTGTTGCAATGGTAAACCACGCAACATGGCATTGAGGATACCAAGTTGCATATATGGATACTGCTGTGCTGTAGCGTAATCCTGAATAGCTTGATTAATCTTGGCTTGTTCAAGCGCCTGTTGCTGTGCGCCCATCTGAGCTTGAGTACCAATAATCCCTTGTTGAGCAGCTAACTGTTGTGTGCCTAACCCGCCTAATGCAGTACCAGCACCAACGGCTTGACCATAACCGCCAAGCCCAGCTTGCAGTCCTTGCAGTCCTAATCCAGCGCCAAACTGTTGAGCTTGTTGAGCCTGTTGGAAAGCCTGTTGACGTCCAGATGCTTCAATACCTTGTAACTGACTCATTAAGTTACGTTGGGCTTCGGCAGATTCAATTGCTTGACGGCTTCCACCAAATGCACCAGCTCCAACCGCAGCACGTGCTCGCATGGGAGCGCCAATTTGATAATCACGCAAGGCTTGAGCTTTTTGATAATCCACCACATTTTGCATGTAAGGCGACATATAGGCTTGCTGTGCTTCTGGGCTGGTAGCCATTTGTGCGTATTGCTGACCAGCGCCCGCCGCTTGTTGTGCAAGTCCTAACGATCCAAGACCGCCAGCTCCAGTAATTGCAGTACCCATGCCAATTTGACCAGGCTCTTGCAGGCCATAAGCAGATCGTTGCGCTTGTTGCTGAAGAGGGCTAAATCCTGCAAAGTATTGATTAACGTCTGTGCTGTATGGCTGATAAGGACGGAATGTGGTCATGTCGTCCGAATAAATCTGCTTTTGAGCAGACTGAAGCATATTTTCTACATATGGACGCGCATACTCAGGAACGTTAGTGTTATAAGCTGTAGACTGTGTAGGGGCTGGAGATCCACCGCCAGAACCACCGCCACCATAAATAATGCGGCCACCCTCTTTACGGGTAACGGATTCGCCTAGGAACTCACCTGCGGCGTATAGCTCTCGTCTTGAATATGATCTCATAGTTTTGCTTCCACAATTCTGTAACGTTCTTTAAACCCAAAGCGTTTCCAAAGTCTTGCTATTGATTCTCTAGCCGCGCCCTGTATTTTGGTTGCTCCATATGTTTTAAGTAAATCAGAAAATTGTTTGTATGTATCTTGATTACAAATTAATTTTCCGCCCATCGTTATTACAAATGCAACTCGATCGTTTGGCATATTGATAAAACTTATTGCTGTTGCTCCGTGTACTACATTATTTTCATCGGCTGCAACAATCAATACCCAATCACCGCGCGCTAGAAAAACTTTAGCTTGATCTAGCGTGTAATCATCTTCGCCCCACTTTAATCCATCTTCTAAAAAACTAGAAACCAAATCCCATGTTTGGTGCAAAAAATTTGGGAGTACTGGTTGGATCGTTAATGTCATGCTGGCAGTAATTTTTCTGCTTTTGAATCAACCGCAAATTTACCTTTTTTCATAGATTTGCGCCGAGCATTTTGCACACGATCCATCATGGCATATAATTTTCTTGCGCCAGCATCGGTGGATCCGTTTCCAATTTCGGACACAATCCGAGCGGGAACGACAAATTCACCATCCGCAAGACGGGCTGGCTGGCGCGCTCCAATTTGTGCGGGAATATCATCAGATACCCCATCGCCTGGGCCACGCAATAATCGTCCGCCGTCTGAGTATCCGCCTAAATCTGAAATACCGCCTTTAGCAAATTGTGGGCCAATGCCGGTTATTGGATTAATTGGTGTGTCATAGTCAGACTGCACCACTTCCATGCTGGCTGGACGCTGAGTAGGGGTAGCATAATAGGTCTTATCCATCATGCCTTGAGGATACATGCCCTTTTGTTGATCCATTGCCGACATACGTTCAACTGGACTACCACCACCTGCTAAGGCAACAACGCCACCGCTGGCGCCATAAACTGGATAGCGGGCTTGATAATATGGATTTGGACGTGGAGGTTCATATCCTCTAAAGTCTGGAGAAATTCGTGCTATAGGACTTGTATATTGTTCTGGTGCTGGAACACCAAATCTTCCACGATCAACTAGTGAGCTAACTAATCCTAAACCGCCAAGACCTAAAGCCGCTTTTGCAGCCATGCTCATTCCTGGCGCGGCGGTTGCGGCTGGAGCAGTTCCTGATACTGCTAATGGAACAGTTGATCCAGGCGCCCATTGCTGCTGGGGTAGCGCCTACGCCACCCAAATCAATACCGGAAGTTAAAGTTCCAGCCTGTGCCATTTGTGCTTGCTGTGCGGCCATAGCAGCTTGCTGTGCCTCAAAGGTTGGCACTGGGGGCGCAAAAGTTGCGCTTGGCGTAGAAACAACTGGGGTTGGCGTTGGGGCAGGTGTTGGAGCGACTCCTGAAGTTGGGGCTGGAGCGCCAGGAGCTACAGGAACTTCTGGCACAGTTGGGGTGGTTGGTACATCAAATGGAGACGGGCCTCCAAATGCTCCTAATCCTCCAGCAATCGCTCCTCCAAGACCGCCCATAAGAGCGCCCTGACCAAATCTACGGCCCTGTAGAGCCGACATTCCGCCTCCGACTAGCGCTCCTATTCCTGCACCAGCAAGAAGCCCTTGTGAACCCGCTAAAGCGGTTCCAGCTAGTGCCTCTCCTAATACTGGAGCCGCAGCGCCAGCTGTAAAGTAAGTCAATGCGCCAGCTGCAACTACAGGAAGAACTTGTTCCAAGAATCCAGCTTCGGGTAAACCCGTATCAGGGTTAATACTTAGTTTGCCACCATGAGCCATAGCCAAAGCCTGTAGTCCAGCCACTTCCCGTGGGGACATATGGACGAGCATCGTATCGCGCCCGCGACCCTTTGATTGAACTTCTTTTGCTAAATGATGTAGGCTCATACTTGCCTCATAAGGTTATTTGGGGTTAAGTTTATCATTGTTAAGCCGTAGTTGGAAGTCTAGAAACAAACGAAGCGGTAACAATAACCGATGGAGTCGCTGGTATAGCAGGGGTAGTCCCAGAAGCTGGAACCGCAACAAGCGCCTGAATTGTTGTAGCCACGTTATATGTGTGCCACATAATTTCAATATAGTCGTTGGTTTCTACATCAATAAAAAAGTTTAACGATCCAATTAAATGCCCGTCTATGCCACCATGCTTATTTGGAACTGAAAACTGACTGTTTGAGTTGGCAATATCAGTACCGTTTTTTCTAAACCAAACGTCTATATCATGGATCTGCGTGTCTGTATTTACAAACTGAAGGCTAAACTGGATGTTATATATCCCAGAATAAACAAAAGTTAACTTTGAACTTCTATCGCCAGTAATGGTCGTGCTAGAAACTGTTTGAGAATTATTGACTTGGTACGTGCCCGTACTGCCTGTTGTTCCTGTTAATTGTTTAACAATATAAGTGCTGGCCGTCACACCAGTACCAGTAATCAACATACCGGGCAAAATTGTGCCTGACGCCACAGCGGATACAGTTAATGTAGTTGTGGCTATAGAACCAGTAAATGTTGCTACATGAGACTCATAGGTAACACCGTTGGAAAAGTCTATCGTATCGTAAGTAACCGCATAGGCTGTATCTGTTGCCCCATCGCTTTGATTTAAGGTACTAGAAAACGCCCCATAAGGAGCATCTAAATACCGCATGCCAGTAGAATCCAACAAAGCAAACCAATCATTATCAATTTGATTGAAATAAAGACGTAATGCGTTATTTAATTGATCTTGGTATAGCTGAGCATACTCAACTGGAGCAATTAATAAGTTAGGGGCTTTGGATGGGCGCAATAAAATATTTGCCATCATCTACGTCCATCATTACGGATATCAATTCTGGGACTACCTAGCTGCCAAGCCACGCCTAATGAGTCTGAGGTAATTCTAAATGCCAATTGACGGCCACGCAGACGAGTATAGACCTGACCAGTAAACTCTTGAACTGTATAGACAGGCTCAGTGGCAAAGTCATCAGCACTGGTCACAGTCGGACTATCGGCTGATCCGTATGGCGTACCAGAGTTCCTACGTGGCTTGACTTGCATGGTCACGTAGGGATTATTAATGTTTGAACCGTTAAAGTTAACGTCAGGGAGAATGCGCCAGACAAAGCCAAAGTTATGACCATCCCCGATATCAAAGTCGGAGGATTGGACATAGGACACGATTGGCACTGGAGCTTCGCCAGATACATCATCAACCGCTGACTCATGGTACAGAATACGATTGTTGTAGTCGGCAGCCATTGGATATGGTCGAATACCAGAATCTAGCCATGCGGTACGGGCCATAGAGCCATAAGCCCATGTACGCTCTAGGTAGTTGTAGATCACATACTTATCAACGGTGTTGCTGCCCTGTGAGCAGTAGAACCACCAGATTTCGTTATAGCCCTCATTGCCACCAGCAAAAACTTGGAAGGATTGGTCTTTGTTGATATCTGCAAAGATGTATTGACGCAGAGCACAAGGCAAGGTTTCTACACGACCAGAGTAAATATAAAACTTGTCTGTTCCCATCCAATAGGTCACATTGTTTACCGTAATAGAGGCGTTGGGGGACATAATGGATATGTTATCCATCAGGATCTGGAAACCCCAAACATAGGGTGGCCCAAGGTATTGCATCGAGTAAATAGCAGAGTCAGTCCATACTAATATTTCTTGACGTGTAGCCTCAGCGGTCATAATGTACGAGCCGTTGGAAAGTCTAAATTCACCAGACTGGTTGGTGACTGCTGGAACCCATTCGTATGGATTTTCCTGGTCTGACCAGCGAACGAGCATCGGATCAAAGGTTGTTGCAGCGGTCACTGGATCATATGGATTAGCACCAAAACAGATCACAAAACGCTGGATCGCAGAAGCAACCACTTGAAGGGTTGAAGTAGGAACCCGTGTGCCATCATACCCTTCGTTAGTCGATAAAGTAGATAAGGCTTGGGCACGGGTCTGAGTACCCAAAGACGCTTTCCAATAAAACACTGAACCACCACGAGGGGCAATTACTAAGTCTTGCCCGTAGTTGTCATTTGTCCAAAGCCGCAGCTGCTGACCAATACCAGATGCAGTAAATGCCTCTCCCCAACCACGATTTCCAGTTTCAGCATAAACCGTTACATTACCACCGCCCGTAGCATTTGATGTTGCATTGGTCTGAACAGTTACTGTGTATGCGTTAGCGTTGACTACCGATGGATAAAAGAGTGTGTTTAACAATACAGCTGGAACACCGCCAGTTGTTGTAGCATTAGAGAAAATCACTGCATTTCCATTAGTTACGCCATGAGCGGTCTGCGTTACTGTAACAACGTTGCTACCGTTTACAGTAGTAAATGGATTTACCAAGGCAGTGACTGTGCCGTTAACAGGCCAAGGACCAGCACCCCAACCATTGCCAATGCTATATACGTTTAGACCAGTAGGCTGTTGATAAGCAATATTGGTCAGCGACCCACCGTTGCCAGTATCTGAACCATTAGCGTTTACGGATACAACGATGGTATAGGCTGTTGAATTAACTCTAGAATTAACCGCAAACTCGTTATTAAGTACCGTTGCTGTTACATTACCGCCTAGGCTTGCTGCCCCAGAAATTGTGAGGTAATCGCCAACATTTGGGGTATATGTTGCATCAACAACAGTAACTACATTAGAACCGTTTGATGCAATAAACGCACCAGCTACGTTAACTGAGTTATGCACCACAGGAGTGATGTCATAGTATGTGCCACCCTGTTCAATGTAGTACTTAAGATTCGTGCCAACACCTAAGTAGTTTGAACCATTAAGCGCTACCCAGTTCCACAGAGAACGAGCGATGCCCAAAAACTGAGCGGTAGCCATGCGAGTCCAGCCGCCAATTTTTTCAGGGAAGCCAGAGCGGAAACGGATCTTATCCCCGTCATACCAGCCACCCTCGTTGGAGTAGTCCGTACCTTCTCGGTTTAGTCCTGGGCGAAATTGTAGTTTCTGTAATGGCATGGTTTACCCTAAGATAGGAATAATGCTCGTTCATCGTTTCTACGAGTGACTAAGCCTTTCAGTACTTTACCGCCAGCCAGCGTATATTTCAAGAACTCTTCCGCAGCCCCTTCCATATCGCCCCGAATAACCTTCTGACGGAGGGTGCTTCGCTGTAGTGTTCCAAGCCCAACGTTAAAGCTAAAGCTAACAAGAGCATCGAACTGACCTTGAGTGAGCTTGACGGGACAGTAGCGTTCAACACCTCGTTCAAAGCGGTTAAGATCATCTCTAAGTATTTCATCTACTTCCTCCATAGAGAATGTGCGGTTGTCTCGTTCTTCTAGTGGGTAGGCGTCTCGTTCTTCCATCTTTAACTGAGCTTGACGGGGGTAAAGCACATGACCCACCCCAACCGTATGTAATTTAGCGGGGCAGCGATAGGGACGCTGGCGAACACCTTCGTGATGTTTAATCATCTTGATGGCTTTATCGCTTACTTTCATTTACGGAATGCTTGAGTCCCAAACCAGAATGCAATAATGGAAGCCAGAATCTGCATCTCTTGGTCGTCAAATATCATAGTCACTGACTCGGCAAAAGCAGCCCCAGTAGACCATGCCCACCAGATAGACGAGATGTCTACCACGATTAACAGGAAAACAAACAGATAAGTCACCATCGGACGGACCGAGGCACGCAGGTTAATAACCCACTGGGATGCACCCTTACCAATCTCGATGTCGTGGGCGTACATGGCTTGGCGTTCCTGAGCCTGAGTCTCCATCGCTACTTGCTCGGTGCGGATCTCTTCTACACGGGCTTGGGCGGCATAACCAGCTTCCATCATCTTCAGCTCACGCTCCATCTGGAGTTGAGCCATTGCCATTTCGTGTTTCTTATCCGACTTATCTTGGAAGAAGTCTAGGAGTTTAGGCAGTCCACCCATCAGGAAGGACAGTGCTGTAGATATTAATGTAAGCATTATTGTTTAGACCCCCATACTATGTAATAAGCAATCCAAGCTGCTACCAAAAAGCACCAGAACTGCACCCATTTAACCTTTGCCAACTCCGCATCGAAAAACTCTTTGTCTGCCTTCTCTAGCTTTTCAATCTCGGCTTTGATCTGTATAACCTTTTCCCACTCTTTTGTGCCATGCTTTTTAATAAAATCAACCCTTAATTTGTACTCTTCATCCGTAATTTTCTTGCGGTGTCGGTACTCCTCAAGGGCTTTGTATATTGCACGTTCTTTCTTTAGCTCGGCTTCTCTGCGCTCCCGTATCTTGGCGTTCGCTCGTTCCCTTGCTAAATCTACTGCCTCCTTCTGAACATCCTCGATGTTCTTACCAATTTCTCTGCCAGCCTCTCGACCAGTCTTAAATCCTTCAGTAATGCCCTTGGCACCAGCCCCCAACCCGAGTTCGTCTGACATATCTCACTGTCTTTGCCTCAGAGTGTTGAACCACCAAACGACATATTGGCTACTACGATAGCTACATGTTGCTCTGGATCTTCAAGCGGATCTCCACAGTCATTGCACTTTTTGGCAGCAAGCTCGGCTTCGTCTACATCACGACCACAGTTAGGGCAGTAGATTTCAATAGTATGGCGAGGTTTGAACTCAGACCCAACCAGCTCGTCTTGAATAGTCTTAATCATTTCTGCTCCTGTGGTTCTTCTTTCTCAGTTTGAACAGGCATCCATTTGCCACAATAGCCCATAACATCATTACGATACCGCACTTGCATTTCTAATGTGCCGTCTTGTTTTTGTAGTGTTCTAAACTCAGGCACACTTCCGGGATAAATTCTGCCTTTATAGTATTCAGTTTGCATTAATATTTACCTTCTGCAAATACATTAACAAACACAGTTCCATCTTCTAATGCTTCTATTTCATGCCATTTGCCACCTAATAAATTAACAGGTTGAGTATTTTTATTCATTATTAACTCTTTGCCCTCAACACGAACTACACACAATCCTGAATGACAAATTGTGGCATGACTATATTCGTGTTCATGCTTTGGCAATCCTTCGCCTTTATTAGCATGGTAAACATGAAGCGTTGCACCATCGTAAGTCAAACTGTGTTTTAAGGTAACTGAACTAACCATACTTATAATGTTTGTGTGCCTGTTGAAGTAGGTTGATTTTCAGGAATAGGGGGAACAAATGCAACATAAGGTGCTATTTCACCAAACTCACCCGCTTTTGCCCGTTCAAACAGTTCACGCCCATATGCTTCAGGATCGAATGAAGTTGCGTTAAATGGAAGTTCTTCATTAAATTCTGCAAACTTAACATCTAAATAAATCTGCTGACCATCATCTGAATTCCATTTTGGGTTTTTGGCATATTCCAAAGTAAACATATTTTCTCCTATTTAAGAAACTCGACAAGCAAGACCTAGTTTGTTAGTGTTATTTCCTGCATTAGCCGCCATCCATTTCCATGTGCCTGATAAACTTCCATCGGCATCAGGAATAACAGCTCCACATGCCCCGCCTCCATTACCCCTTCCTGGTCCAATAGTTCCATTACTCCCCCCAGTGCCGCCTGGATAATTTCCACCTGCGTTAGGATTAAGACCGTTTGTGTAAGCCCATATGTAACTACCAACTGATCCCCATGAAGGACACGCAACACTCAAAGTTCCTGAGCTCGTGATCGTCCCGCCTTGTAGTCCGTTACCAGTTGCTACGGATGTTACTGTTCCTGAACCACCAGCAGTTGTTTGAACTGTTGCATCATTAAATGTTATTGAAGTACCACTTACTGTTATTGGCATATTGCCCTCCTAAATTAAACAGAACCGCCAGCTTGAAACTGACCAACCGAAGTTAAATTACCACCTGAATCCATTACCGCCACATTAGCACCATTGTATTGAAAAACAAGGGCTGTTCCAACTTGCTGAATTGTAAAATTAGTTGTATTAATAGAAGCTACAGAAGGTGACGCATATGTTTGGTCACCTCTTAAAAACGTAGTGTTATTAGCTGTTCCAGAACCAAGACGAGCTGTTGCTATCGTACCTGAAGTAATATTAGAAGCGTTAATAGCTGTTAAAGCTACGCCATTTCCAGATACGGATGTAAAAGAACCTGTAGTGCCGTTGAATGTAGTGGCATTTGCGGTTGTAGCAGTTACAGTACCATTTACTGTAAAGTTACCAGATGTACCAGACAGACCACTTACAAAATTAGTGCCATCACAGTACACAAGACATGTAGCACCATTAGGAATAATCACACCTGTGCCAGAAGCACCGATAACTCGGATTGCATAACCACCAGTCGTATTATTGACCACGGTATATAGTTTTTTAACTACTGGTGGAATGAGATCTCGCTGGGCATTATTAACCCCAGTAACCACTAAAACCGCATTCCTGGCTTCGTCTGATACCCCATTAAAGTTAGTTAGGGTGTAGTTAGCATCAGACATCACAATTGAAGTAACGCCAGTAATAGCCTGTTCTACCAAAGTGCCAAAGTTAGTATTGGTTGTTTGCCCCCAAATACCCGATTGATCGCCATCTCCAATTAGAGTTAGCTTCAAACTTGTCGAATATGTACTTGCCATAATTTATCCTTACGCTGCCAATACTTCTGTCCAATTTGGCGTCTGCGCAGTATCAACAAGACCCCAAACATTTTGCTTCTTAAGTCTAACAACGGTTCTAACTCCAGTCAAATTAACAACTGAGTTTGCCTGGGCATTAACTGTGCCAACTACCCCTACAGCAGCAACCCCAGTTACATCAATAGACCCTGTTCCACTCGCATCTACGTTACCAAGCAGTGTAGGTATTGCAAAACCAGTAACATCAATAAAATTATTGGTTACAAGCGTTACGTTACCCAGTAATGTCGGTACAGCAAAACCAGTAAGGTTAATATCAACACTACCAGTAGCATCAACATTACCAACCAAAACTGGAACCGCAAACCCAGTCAGATCTAAATTACTGTCTGCAACAACACTAACTGTTCCAACCAATACTGGCGTAGCAATACCAACTAAATCTAAATTGGCTGGTGCAACAACTTCAACTGTGCCAACCTGACCAACTGCATTAACTCCTGTTACGTCAAGTATTTGCTGCGTTCTAACATCAACAGTGCCTACAACACCAACAGCCGATACCCCAGTCAGCTGAACTGAAATGCCAATTGTTGCTTCACCTGTATCGGCAAACGGAGCGCCAGCGTAGGGTGAAAAGCCAAAGGCCATTATTTACCTTTCAGAGCATCAACTTCGGCCTTCAACTCCTTAATAGCCTCGATTAGCAAACCAATCATGTTGTCATAAGCAACTAGCTTGTAACCTTCATTATTTGTGCTAACTACCTCTGGCAACACCGCCTCAACTTCTTGAGCAATAACACCAGCATGGCGTGACTTATCAGCCGAGTCATTACGCACATAAGTAACACCACGAATTTGATTGACTTTATCTAAGGCATTGGGTATTACAACTACATCATCCTTATATCGTGCGTCTGAAGAAGCATAGTGGATCGTAGCAACCAAGTTACCAGTTGATGGGTTAAATGTTAATTTTGTGCTCGATACTCCAGCAGTACTAAATGACCCAGTTGTTGCTGTAGACCATACTGGATAGTAGGTTGCATTTGTAGCGCTGTCATTTGATATTGATGGCCCAGTAGACGTGTTGGTAATAGTAACTCCACCAGTACTACCCGAAAGACTAATACCAGTACCAGCAGTTAAAGAAGTTACGCCACCGTTGGTTACGGTAACAGCTCCAGTACCAGCATTAACAGATATTCCAGTACCAGCTGCAATAGATGTTACTTTTGCATCTGTATAAGTGGTTGATATTGAGTTAGCGTTCCAAGTACCAGCCGTTAATGTACCAACTGATGTA